GGGCGGCTGCATGGGCCTGGTATGAGACGCTGCCGGCGAATTTGAAGGACCGAGCGGTTGAGCGGATGGAGACGCTGACTCGGATTGAGTCGCTCTGCCGCCGCCTAGGCCGCGGGCCTGCCATCCGCGCGATCGCCAACGAGCGCGACGTGACGGTGGCGACGATTCATAACTGGCTGGAGCTGGTGCGCGGTGTGCCGCGCAGCGACTGGCTGCCGGCGTTGGTTCCAGCGCCGCGCGGTGGCGGTGGTAAGCGCGTTGAGATCGATGAGCGGTTCTGGGATGCGTTCCGCACGGATTACCTGCGCGCCTCCGAGCCCAGCCTGACATCGTGCTATGACCGCACGGTTGCGATTGCCCGGCGCGATGGCTGGGCGATTCCGAATAAACGCACGCTGTGGCGCCGGGTTGATGAAATCCCCGAGGCGGTGCTGATGCTGGCGCGGCGCGGGCGCGATGCCACCAAGGCGATGTACCCCGCCCAAGAGCGTGACCGCTCGATGTTCCACGCATTGGAAGCGGTGAACGCGGACGGCCATAAATGGGATGTGTTTGTGAAATGGCCGGATGGGAAAATCGGCCGGCCGCTGACCGTGGCGTTCCAGGATTTATATTCCAACATGTTCCTCTCCTGGCGGCATGCGCGCAGCGAGAACAAAGATTCCGTGCGTCTGGCCTATGGCGACATGGTGATGAATTACGGCATCCCCGACCATTGCTACCTGGATAATGGCCGGGCCTTTGCTTCGAAGTGGCTGACAGGCGGCATACCCAACCGCTACCGCTTCAAGGTGAAAGAGGAAGAGCCGGACGGCATTATGACCGTGCTGGGCACCGAGGTGCATTGGACCACACCCTACCATGGCCAGGCCAAACCGATTGAGCGCGGGTTTAAGGATTTTGCCGACCGGATTGCCAAACACCCGGCCTTTGAAGGGGCTTATACCGGCAATAATATCGATGCGAAGCCGGAGAATTACGGCAGCCGCGCCATACCGATTGATGACTTTATCGCCATCGTGGACGCCGAGATTTTCAAACATAATGACCGCGAAGGCAGGCGCACCAAAGTGTGCGGCGGCAAATTCTCGTTCCGCGACGTGTTCAACGCATCCTATGCGACATCGCTGATCCGCAAGGCATCGCCCGAGCAATACCGGATGTGCATGCTGATGGCCGAAGCGGTGAAACCGCGCCGCCTGGACGGCGCGATACATTTTCAGGGAAACCGATACTGGAACGAGAAGCTCTTGGAGCATCGCGGCCGGCCGCTGACGTTGCGGTTTGATCCTGAGAATTTGCACGATGACCTGGCCGTGTATGCGCAGGACGGCACGTTGATTTGTGTGGCCGAGCTGCTGGAGGCCGCGGGCTTTGCCGATACCAATGCGGCGCGCGAACATGCCGCCAAACGCAACCAGTGGCAGCGCGCCAACCGCGAAATGCTGGAGGCCGAGCGCGCCATGTCGCTCGCCGAGCTGGTGCGCCTGCAGGTGAAATCCACCGAGCCCGAGAAACCCGAAGCCAAGATTATCCGGCCGATGTTCAACGGCAACCTCGCGATGAAGCCTGCGCCCATGCCGGAGGCCGATGAGGATGCGTTCGATGCGAATTTCGCCAAGGGGCTGCGCCTCGTGCGCCAGGCGGAGGATAATTCCAGCCCGAATTACTAAGCCGTCCATCAACAAGGAGAAGCAAAAATGCTTGATAAGACAACGACTAGTTTAGACGAAGCATTCCCGGTACCAGAGGCTGCCAGCTTGCCGGAAGGTGTTGATTTGCGCCAAGCGGTGCGCGATTACGTGGCCGCAAATTCCTCCAGCTACAAGGCGATTTCTCAGGTGGCGGGTGTGGGTGAGAGCACCTTCACCGCCTGGCTGGGCGGCAAATACCGCGGCGATAACCAGAAGATCGACGAGAAGGTACGCACCTGGTTGACGAGCGAGCAGAGCTTTGCGCGACATAAGGCGGCGATGCCGGCGGATGTGGCGTTTGTGCACACCCGCACAGCGAAAAAAATTCTTGCGACGTTCGAGCATGCGCAGGCGATGCCCGACCTGGTGGTGGTTTCCGGTGGCGCCGGCGTGGGTAAATCCTCCGCCTGCGCGCATTACAAAGCCACGCACCCGAACGTGTTTGTGCTGACGGCCGAGCCTTCGCTCTCATCATCCTACGCGATGATGGAGTATCTGCGGGAGGCGTTGAGCATTCCGGAGACGGCTTCATACCGGGTTTCCCGCGCGATTACGCTGAAGCTGAAGAACAGCCAGGCGCTGATCATCATCGATGAGGCGCAGCATTTGAAGCCGGAAGCGATCGACCAGTTGCGGAGCGTGCATGACCGCGCCGAGGTGGGCATGGCCCTGGTGGGAAATGAAGAGGTTTGGAAACAGATTGATGGTGGCGGGCGCAATGCAAAGTTCGCGCAGATATTCTCCCGCGTGGGCATGCGGGTGAGTGTGGCGCGCAGCACCCAAAAAGACATCGAGGCGATGCTGGATGCATCCGATATTGCCGATGAGGAGCAGCGCAAAGTTCTGAAATTCGTGGCGGGTAAGCCGGGGGCTTTGCGCGGCATGGTGAAGACGCTGCGGGTGGCCAGAATGCTGGCGATGGGCGCCGAGGAGGCGCTGAGCAAGGCGCATTTAGAGGCGGCTTATACGCGGCTTTCCGGCGGGCAGGAGGCGCAGCCATGAGCCAGAGAATCTTGGTGGAGACGCCGGTTTTTACTGTTTATCAGTCCGGCTACATGCCGCCCGGCGAGCTGTTCATGAGCGCTAAAAACAGTTTTTCATTGGATAGGTTGGTTGAACTCTCGCGAGCTGTTCAGGCTCAGAATCAATTCCCGCGATATGACGATATTTTGGCCTGGCACGAGGTGCGGCCATGAGCGCCAACCGGCCGAATGAGCACCAGCTGGCTTGCGGGTTTCGCGAGGTGCGGGTGTTGGGCAATGGCAGCATCACGCTGACCTACGAGGCCGGAAAGTTCGTGGTGCGGTTTGGCACCGTGGCGCGCGATTTCCGCACGCTGGGGGCGGCGCGGCTTTGCTTTGATGCGACCGCATCGGGAACGCCAGTGCATATCTCGGAGGGTTTGCGCGTGCTGCGTGGTGGGCTGGCATGAAGCGCGACGAGGCGGCGCAAGTGATGGCGGGGTGGCGCGACCATGCGCTGCTTTGCGAGCAAAGGGCGCGGGATAATGGGCTGCCGGGCTATGTACAATTTTCCTACATCACGCTGCCGCTGCAGAACCCGGATGGCAGCATGCGGCCGGTTTATATCACCGCCGAGCTGCTGGATGCGTGCGTCGAAGCGCTGACGGATGTTTCAGCGAAGGCCGATGCCGAGAAAGAGATCGCCGAGCTGAAAGCCGTTCTGGCAATGCAGGAAAGTGCGATCGTGAAGCTGGTGATGAAGCTGCCCGGCGAGGCGAAGCCCGTGCCGCTGCTTGGTAAATGCATCTGATTACCCTGGGCGATTGCGAGGTTTGTTTGAATACCCGCACCCGCCCAGGCGCTGTGACGATCGATGACATCGATGCCTGCCCGCGCTGCCGGGAGATTTCTGAAATGCAGTGGGTCTACCACGTAAAAATAGCAAATTCGAAAGTTCTTGAAGGCAATATTTCACAGGAGATAGTTGATGACGACGAAACCAAAAAAACGCGAGTTGATAAAGGGCCAGGCGCGCGCCGGGTTCGTGCCGCAAAACCGCGAAGAGGTGATACAGGCGATCGCAGTGATCGGCACCAGCCAGCGGTACAAGACGCGCATCGAGGCGGACATGAACGATGCGATAGCGAAGATCAAAGAACGCTATGAGCTGGAAGCGGAGCCGCATAACCGGGTGATCGCCGAGATGCGCGAAGGCGTGCAGATTTGGTGCGAGGCGAACCGCGACGCGCTGACCGAGGGCGGCAAGGTGAAAACCGCATCCTTCGCCTCCGGCGAGGTGCGCTGGCGGGTGACACCGCCATCGGTGAAAATTCGTAGCATTGAGACGGTGCTGGCGGCTTTGTATGTGCGCGGGCTGGGCCGGTTCATCCGGGTGAAGGAAGAACCGAACAAGGAGGCGATGCTGGCCGAGCCGGCGGCGGTTGCGAACATTCCAGGCATCACGATCACGCAGTCCGAGGAATTCGTGATCGTGCCGTTCGAAACCTCTCTCGAAGAGGTGGTGTGATGGCGCCGGGGCGAGATGGCTGGCGGGTGGCCCAGGCGCGGCAATATGGCGTGTTCAACCCGGCTGAGCGGCGGCTGAGTACGCCCACGCGGCGGCTGCCGTGGCTGGTGGTGGTTGTGGTGCTGGCAACCGCGGCCTGGGCGCTGGTGGCGGCCGTTGCGGCTGTTGGCATGCAGTTTGCGCGCGCGGGATGGGGGGGGGTAACGCCATGAGCTTTACCGAGCTTCTGCCGGCGGCACGAGCCGACCAGGGCAGTGCGGCAAAATCCATTGTGGTCGGCATTTCCTGCAATAAAGCGGGCGGGCGATTCCAGCGTTGGATTACCCTGTATTTTTCGCCGGCGGCGCTGGGGTTACCCTGGGTTGCCAAGGGGCAAACGGTCTCGGTGGGGCTGGGGGCCGGAACGGATGCGGGCAAATTGCGAATTTCCCGCAATGGCGCTTTCTTTTTAAAAAAACCGGCGGGCAGAGCCCAAAGATTAATTGTGCGCATCCCCGGGTTGCAGAATCAATCGCCGGCTGTGCAACCATTGCGTGCGGTTTCGTACATGATCGCTGATCAAAGCATCGTTATCGATCTGCCAGGGTGGGCCTTGGGTAAAACAGCGCAGCAGCCAGCGGTGGCACAAATGCCTGGCGCGCCCTTCAAACTGGGCGCACCCAGCCATGCCGATGTGCTGCGCGGGCAAGGCATAAAAGCGTGAGCGTGCAGCCGGAGCGCCGGGCGATGCTGGCGAAAATCCATATCGCCAAAAAACAGCTTGCCCTGGAGGATGACAGCTACCGGGCGATGCTGATGCGGGTGGCGGGGCAGGACAGCGCCGCCACCTGCACGCCCGCCCAGCTGGAGGCGGTGATTGCCGAGTTCAAACGGCTGGGCTTCACCGCCGAGGCGGCGAAACATAAACGCTCCGATAAAGCCTATGTGCGCATGATTTACGGTATTTGGGGCGACCTTAAGCCGTATTTAACCGACCATTCGCACACCGCTTTGCGCAGCTTCGTGCGGCGGCAAACCGGCCAGGACGCGCCGGAGTTTTTGAACCCGGAGGATGCCAATTTGGTGATCGAGGGGTTGAAAGCCTGGCTTGCGCGCGAGCAGCGCAAACGCGCGGCCGAGCATAAAACCAAGGGCGTTGTGAAAATGCGGCGCCGGCCGGCCGGGCTGCCGCCGGTTGAGTACAAGCCCGCAGGCGACAAGAAACGGTGAGTGAATTTTCCGCCCTGCTCGAGCTGCTGGGTGAGGATGCCACCTTGAAACTGGTGGAAGCCTATGGCGGCAGGCGCGTGGACGTGCCGAAGGAGTTTCCGGAAAAACATATTTTGCGCGACCTGCTGGGCGATTCCGGCTTTGCCTTGCTATTCCAGTATTTCGGCGGCAGCTTTATCGCCGTGCCGATGGCGCGGCGGCAGCGTTTTGAAATTTACGAGCGGCGTGGTCTAAGACCTGTCGAGATTGCCAAGCTGGCCGCTTGCACCGAAGCCGCGTATTACAAATATCGCGGCGAGAAGGGCAAAGTTGCAGAACAAAGATCGTTCGCGTTCGAATGATCAACGCTCAACTAGTTTAGCGTGCCGCACGTGCCGGGACCGTTCAATGATCCTGCCATGTTGCAATACCCCCAAACCATTATCGCGCGCGCGATTGCCCAGGCGACGGGCATTGCCAATGCCTGCGAAGGCTGCGAGCTGGAAGCCTACCCGGACCCCGGAACAGGCGGCGAGCCCTGGACGATCGGTCGCGGTTCCACCCGGTTGAACGGGCTGCCGGTGAAGCCCGGCGATGTGATCAGCCGGGCGCAGGCGGATGCGATGCTGCAGGCCGATTTAACCGGATCGTGCGATCTGGTGATGGCCTATGCGCCGATGCTGCTGAATGGTGACCAGCTGGGCGCGCTGACCAGCTTTATGAACAATGTGGGGCCCGGCAAGCCGGGCGTGAAAGATGGCTTCGTCTGGCTCAAATCCGGCACCCATTCCACCATGTACAAAATGCTGCTGGCGGGAAATTTCGCCGGCATGGCGTTGCAGTTTCCATACTGGGTGTATGGCAGCGGCAAGCCTCTGCCAGGGCTGGTGAAGCGCCGCAAGCTGGAAGCGCAAGTGTTTACCGGCCAGCTTGATATGACCGGGCTGGTGGCGTGATGGATTGTTTCATCATCTTTCTGGCAGCACTCGCCGGGGCTTTTGTGTGGCGGCTGGGCGGTGGGGCGTTTACCAGCATCACCGGATTGAATTTTGGCTCGGACGCTGCGCGGGCTTTGCGGGCAATGTTGGCTGGGCTGTTGCCGGTGATGTGGTTTGCTCCTGGCGTGCCGGTGCTGTTCATCGGCATTTGCATCGGCGGCTGGGGGCCGTTTCAGGGGATGGGGTTGCCGGTTTCCGGCAGACCTGAACCTTCATGGAAGCGCTGGCTGCCGCAACTGCTGGGCTTTAAGGCCGGAACGACCGCGCATGATTTTATCGGCATGGCTGAGAGCGGCTTGTGCTGCATGGCGCCGCTGGCGTTGCTTTATGGCTGGTTTGACTGGCGTATCGGCGCCTGGCTGCTGGCGTGCGGTGTTGGATTTGCCCCCTGTTATTTGCTGGCAAGATTGCCCTGGCCGGCGGTTCCGAAATTCGCGGAAGGGCAGGAATGGGGCGAAGTGTTTACGGGCGCGCTTCTCGGCGCCGCGTTCGTAGTGATCGCGATGACGATCAACCCAAGCGCCGCATCATGGAGAGTTTTATGAGCAGTTCGACAGGAGCTACCGGAGCTACGGGCGCCACTGGTGCCGCAACCAAACCCGCCAGCATCGGCGCCACGATCGGCGCCAATGCATCCGCCCTTGAAGCCAAGGAGCTGACATTTTTCGAGACGCACCCGAAAGCGATTGCGATTGGCAGCGCCGCCGCGACGGCGGCGATTTTCCTCGGCTTACATTTCGGTCTCGGCATTCTCTAAGCCTGAAAGACAATAACGCGATGCGTCTGCTTGAGCTGATCGAGAGCCCTGACGGCAAGTTGGATGAGCAGTCGGTGCTCTCGATCATTCTTGTGCTGACGTTTTGTTTTTTAACCGTGCATGCGCAGCTGACCAACACGCCGTTCGATGCGCAAGGCTTCGGCATCGGCTCTGGTGCGGTGATGGGTGCCACGCTGGCGGGCATGGGCTTTAGGGCCAGAAAGGACGGACCGTGATTCCCGCATTCCTGGCGCCATATTTGGCGAAATTTGGCGCCACCCTGGCGGTGGCTTTGCTGGTGTTCGCGGCTGGGTTTTATGCCGGCTTTCGGTTTGAAGAGCCGGCGGTGTTGAAGGCGCAGCTGGCGCTGGCCGGCCAGCAAAAGGCCGATGCCCTTGCCACGAGCGAAATGAACGCAAAAGCCGCCGCGGATATGCTGGCGCAAGATGCGGTGAATAATAGCGCGTTGGCCGCGCACCAGGGCCGCGCCCAGGCGGCAAGCAATGCCGCAATGGCTGCCGCCGCCGCGAATGACGCGCTGGCCGCCACACCGGGCGATGACGGGCCGGTGGCGCCGGATTTGCGGAAAGTTCTCAACGATTATGCGGCGAGCGAGGGAGTGAGCAAATGAAAGCGACGATCGGACGGATTGTGCATTATTATGAAGGCGATTTTGAGGCTATTGACGGCAGTCGTTTTGGTAAAATCGATCTGACTTATGAGGAGAGATCGAAATTACTGCTCGAACATGGCGCAAAAGCTCAGGGCGTTAATGGCTCTCGCTGGCACCCCGCGATAATCACGCAGGTGTGGGGTGATGATTGCGTGAACCTGACGGTGTTCTTCGGCGACGGCCAGATCGCCGCGCGCTCCTCGGCTTGCCGGTTGCCGGACGAACTGTTCGCTAACGGTGTGCATTGCGCGAATTCCGGCTGGCGCTGGCCGGAGGTGCCCCGTGCGGCGTAGCGCGCTGATAGCCTTGCAGCTGCTGAGCGTGGGCGTGCTGGCGGCGGTGCTGCTGGCCGGGTGCGCGGCGCCGGCGCCGCCGGTGCAGACGCGCTATATCGAGGAGCGCGTGACCGTTCCATCCGCTTTGCTGACATGCGCGCCGGCGCCGATTTTGGGGACGATAAAAACTCAGAAGGATGTGGGTGATTTTATCATACGCCTCGAGGCGGCCGGGGAGGATTGCCGGGATACCGTCTCCTCGATCGCCGTGATCGAGACTGCGCCGGCTGGGAAATAGGATGCTGAATTCAGGTGATTGGCAAGCCATTGCGGAATGTCTCGGCGTTATTCTTGTCATCGCCAACGGGCTTGGTGGCATGTTCATCTACAGAATGCAGGCAAGCTTCGTGACGCGGGCTGAGCATAATGCGATGGGCGGGCGCATCGACCAAGTTGAGATCAGTGTTGATGGCGTTAACCAAAAAATCTCAACGCTGCTCACTGCCACCAAGGCTGATGAAATGTTCAACCGTATCGGCGCGGTCGAGCAGCAAGGCTCCAGGATGCTGGGCGAAATGGTTGGCATTCACCAGCAATTAACGGCCGCGAACAACATGCTGCAGATGCTGGTGCAGAACGAAATCGAAGGTGGCAAACGCACATGAGCATGGTTGAGATTCAGGCCGCCAACCGCCGGCGCATTATTCTTCAGGCGCTGGATGAGAGCGGATATTCCGCCAACGAGACCGTGCTGAAACAGGTGTGCGAGCAGTTTGGCCATTTGCCGACCCGTGAGCTGATCCGCGCGGATTTGGCGTTCCTCGATGAGCATGGGCTGATCCGCGCCGAGAAAATTCCGGCGCATGTGGGCGAGCTTTGGATTGCGCATCTAAAGGCGGCCGGCCAGGAGGTTGCGCAAGGGCGTGACCACCCCGGCGTTGCGCGCATCGGGCTTGCCTGATGGCGAGGCCATCATCCATCGATAAACTGCCGGCGGAAATCCGTGCCGCGATAGGCCAGCTGCGGCAAAGCGGCCATACGATTGATGAGATTCTCGCGCATTTAGCCGATATGCGCACGCAGGTGAGCCGTTCCGCGCTCGGGCGGCATGTCAAGGGTTTTGATAAAATCGCCGAGAAAATGCGGCGTTCGCGCGATGTGGCGGAGGCCCTGGTGCGCGAGCTGGGTGATGCGCCGGAAAGCAAGGCGGCCAGGCTGAACATCGAGCTGCTGCATGGCGCGGTGAATGATTTGTTCATGCGCAGCGCGGACGGCGAAGCGGTGGCGCAATACGGCAAGCTGGCAACCGAGGGTGACCCGGAAGGGATTATGATGCTGGCGAAGGCGCTGGACCATCTGGGCCGCGCATCCAAGAGCAATGTGGAATTTTTGGTGGCGGCGGAAAAGCGCGCGGCCGACAAGGCGCGGGCCGAGGCGGTGGTGGCGGTGGAAAGTGTGGCCAAGGAAAACGGGTTTTCCGCCGCGACGGTGGATATGATCAAGGCGAAAATTTTTGGAGTGAAATCATGAGTGAGCGGTTTCTTCCCGATGACGCCTCGATTCATGAAAGCGAAATGCTGCGGCAGTTCTTTTTGCAGCGCCAGGCCGAGGGCGTGGATCTGCGGGCTTTGATGCTGGGCGCCTGCGCGCAGCTGGGGCAGCTGGCCAGCAGCTGCACGCAGACCGGCTATTTGGAGCCGATGCTGGAGGCGATGGACCGCACCATTCGCTATAACGCCCTGCTGGCCGGGCCGGAGCACGGACATGGGTAAGGGCAGACACACTTCATGCTGGCCGGAGCGCGATGACGAACTGCGCAAATTATGGGCCGAAGGGCTGCCCACGGCGGCGATCGGCGAGGCGATGGGCTTGAGCAAAAATTCCCTCGTTGGGCGGGCGCACCGGCTTGGGCTGCCTTCCCGGCCCTCACCGATACGCCGCGGCGATGGCGTGCGATATGCCAGGCCAACAACGATCGCGGCGCGCGAAACGACGCTGAAAAATTTGGCGCAGGTAAAGGCCGAGCCGAATGAGAGGCTGGCGCCGGAGCCGCCGCCGGCGCCAACGCGAAAGTTGAAATCCGAGCCGTGCTGCTTTCCGATCGGCACGCCGCGCACGCCGACATTCCGCTATTGCGACGAGCCGAGCGAGCCCGGCAAACCCTATTGCCGGGCGCATTGCGCCGAGGCGTATGCGAGCTATGGCGCCAAACCCGTTGACGGGCATTTGGCGCGGCAGGCGGCATGATGAGCGCGCGCCCGCTGCCGAAAGCGCTGCTTACCACGCTGGCCGAGGATGAAGGCTTCGAGGCGTTCGTGGAAGGCAAGCGCCGCGCCGATAACCCGTACCATGTCGGCAGCGATAGTTACTGTGCCTGGCTGCGCGGCTGGAACTGCGCCGAGACCTATCATGGCAAGTGATGTGATGGAGCGCCTGGCGGAACTGCCCGCGGTTTATCTGCCGTACCAGCAACAGCTGATGGCGGCTGTTGATGAAAACGCCGTGGTGGTGTGGGAAAAATCCCGCCGCACCGGGTTTTCCTGGGCGATGGGCGCGCAAGCCGTGCTGACAGCATCATCAGTGCGCGATGCCGGCGGGCAGGATGTTTTATATATTGGCTACAACCTCGAGATGGCCCGCGAGTTTATCGATTACGTGGGCGAATGGGCGAAGACCTTGGGCATGGCGGCCCGCGAGGTGGAAGAGGAAATTTTCACCGACCCGGACCGCCCGGAGAAAGACATCAAAGCCTTCCGGGTGACGTTTGCCTCCGGCTTCAAGGTGCTGGCGCTGCCATCCGTGCCGCGATCTCTGCGCGGCATGCAGGGCCTGGTGATTATCGACGAAGCGGCGTTCCATGATGATCTGCCGGGCGTGATGAAGGCCGCCTTCGCGCTGCTGATTTGGGGCGGCAAGGTGGTGATTATTTCCACCCATGACGGCGACGCCAACCCGTTCAACCAGCTGGTGCAGGATATTCGTGGCGGCCGCCTGCCCTATTATATCGGCCGCACCACATTCGATGAAGCGCTGGCGGATGGGCTGTACCAGCGCGTGTGCTTGACCAGGAATTGTTCGTGGTGCCCTCGGCCGGCTCCGGCGCTTACCTGTCCGCCGCTGTCATCGAGGCGCGAATGGCGGATGGCATACCGGTGGTGCGGCTGGATTTGCCGGGCAGCTTTTTGATGATGGCCGAGCATTTGCGTAAAGCCGAAATCGCGGATTTTTGCGAGCGTGAATTGCTGGGCGTGCTGGCTGGCCTCGATATAAAAACTCCGCACGTGTTCGGGCATGATTTTGGCCGCAAGCGGGATTTGTCCGTGTTCTGGCCGCTGGCGCTGGAGCGCAGCCTGATCAAGCGCACGCCGTTTGTGCTGGAAATGCGCAACGTGCCGTATGACGCGCAAAAACAGATTGTTTTTTATATTATCGACCGGCTGCCCTTGTTCCGCGCCGGCAAGTTTGACGCGACCGGCAATGGCGGGTTTTTGGCCGAGGCCGCCTTGCAAAAATATGGCGAGCGGGTGGAAGCGGTGATGCTGAACGAGCCGTGGTACCGCGACAATATGCCGCGCTGGAAAGCCGATTTTGAAGACGGAATGATCGTGATCCCGCGCGACCGCGACATTCTGGATGACCACCGGCTGGTGAAATTGATCCGCGGCGTGGGACGGATACCCGAGGAGCGCACCGGCGAGAGAGATAAAAAACGCCACGGCGATAGCGCGGTGGCGAGTGCCTTGGCGGTGGCGGCATCCCGGGCCGAGCCTGAGATGTATGGCTATGAGGGCGCGCCGGCCGCGCTGGCGGCGGCGAACATGGGTTATGCCGGCTGGGCGCAGACAGCCGAAGAGGCCGACGAGGCGCAGCGGGACAGCGAGCGCGGCGGCATTTTCCCCACGATGGGACGGAGGGTTTATCATGGCCTATGACGTGGCCGAGACCGATGACGACGCGGCGCGGATGCGGTTGTGCGAGCTGAAATTGCTGGGCCTGACGGTGGATAAATTGCGCGGCTTAAGGGCGCATTTAACCCCGAACGAATGGCGCCTGGTGGCGCGGCTGGACACACAAATTAATGTGATGCGCGGCCTGCCCAGCGCCGATGATTTGAAGCGGTTGAAGGCGATGGCGTGGACCCACCGGCGGCTGATGCCGGCGACGATCGCGCCCAAGCTGCCGCCACATGACCCGATTGTGCAGGAGATGGGACTATGATGGATGATTTGCTGAACGCGGCTAAGCTGGAATTGACCGGCCTGGGCCGCGAGTTTTTGGCGTGGGTTAATGCGAATGCCGATACGGTTGACGATAACGGCCCGAATGAGCGCCAGATTGCCGAGCTGGCGGAATTCGCGGTGCGGCTGATCCGCATTGTCAAAACCGTCTGATGAACAAGCCGTTCGCCGAAATGAGCTTTGCCGAGCTGGCGCTGGAGCTGGGGGCGGCGACGCAGCAGCGCCAGGCGGCCGAGTATGTGGACGGCATGGCCGCCTATAGCGATGCCCGGGATGCCGCGGTTGAGCGCCTGGCGGCGGTGAATGCCGAGATCGATAAACGCCTGGCCGCGTGCGACGTGCGGCAAACCGAAAGCAAAGACAATGGCGGATGATGTGAGCGGCCTGGTGGACCAATTCGGCGCGCCGATTGCCGCGTGGGAAATCGCGCGGCTGAAATCGCCTATCGCGGCGCCGTCATCAATGTCCGTGCGGCAACCCTTTGTCGGCAATCTGGCGTTCGGCGTGGACCCTGGCCGGCTGGGGGCGATTATCCGCGCCGCCGATATGGGCCAGACGCGGGACTGGTTCATCATCGCCGAGGAAATTGAGGAGCTGTATGTTCACTACTCATCCGTGCTGAGCAAGCGCCGCCGCCAGGTGAGCCTGCTGCCGGTGACCGTGAAGGCGGCGAAATTGCCGGATGGCGAAAAACACGCGGATTTTGTGCGGGACTGGCTGGATAGCGGCGTGCTGGACCGCGCGATGTTCGACATTACCGACGGCATCGGCAAGGGCTATTCGGTTAATGAAATCATGTGGGATGTGCAGCCAGGCAGCGTGCGGCCGGCGGAAATTCTGTGGCGCAACCAGCGCGATTTTGAAGTGAGCTGGAAAGACGGGCAAACCATTCGTGAGCGGGTGACCGGCGGCTTTGCCGACCTGGCGCCGCATAAATTCCTGCTGCACGTGCATGCCTCCAAGTCCGGCAACCCGGTGCGCAGCGGCTTAACCCGCATGGTGGCGTGGCTGTGGCTGTATGGCACATTCACGTTGAAAGACTGGGCGCTGTTTGTGCAAGGCTACGGGCTGCCGGTGCGGCTGGGGCGTTATGGGCCGGAAGCATCGGAGAATGACAAGCGCACCTTGTGGCGGGCGGTGCGCGGCATTGCCGGAGACCTGGCCGCGATTATTCCAAAATCGATGGAGATGGAGTTCGTTGAGGCGAAGGGGGCGGTGAACGGCGCCGAGCTGTTTACGGGCCGCGCCAACTGGCTGAATTACGAGGTTTCCAAACTGGTGCTGGGCGGCACCGCCGGCACGGACGCGATTAAAGGCGGCCATGCGGTGGGCCAGGAACACCGCGCGGCCGAGCAGGATGTTGAAAAATTCGATGGCGGGTTGCTGGCCGGGGGGATTAACCGGCAGATCATCGAGCCGATGATCGCGTTCACCTTCGGGCCGCAGGATAAATACCCGACGATAAAAATCGGCACCGAGGAAAAAGTGCCGCTGAGCGATGTGATTGCCGCCGTGGCGGATTTGGGGCCACTTGGGTTCAAGGTAAAAACCGCAGATATTTATGACCGGCTGCAGCTGGAACCGCCGGAGGCGGGCGACGATGTGATCGGCCCGCCGGCCGCAGCACCGCCGGTTGCGAAAGACGCCAACGGCAACCCGCTGGTGAAAGCCGATTTGAACCCGAAGGCCAACCCGCACCCGGAGATCAACCCGAATTCCGATGAGCGGGTGTTGATGGTGGGGATGTTCGGCAAGCTTCTGTCCCGCCACACGCCGCAAGCCGGCGACGTGCTGGAGGCGCTGGAAGACCGGCTGGCGCGCGATGCGCAAGGCGCGCTGGCGGGAATGACCGGCCAGGTTAAGCAATGTTTTGAGGAGGCGAAGGACTTGCCGGACCTGGCTGAGCGCCTGGCGAAGCTGGAGCTGGACACGCACGCCTTCCAGACCGCGCTGATGCAGGGCATGGCGCTGGCGAACATCGCCGGCCAAGCGGCGTTGCTGGATGAGATTGCCCCGCACGCGAGGGCGTAAGCTGTGGGCAGGCCAGCGATGATTGCGATTAGAGTCACTGACTGGGATTCCGGCTGCTTGCCGCGATTGCTCGGAGAGGAAATTCTAAAAGTGCAGAGCCGGTTGTCCACTCTGGATTGGAGTCAAAAGATCGAGGAGCGGTTTTACGCTGAACGGTATTTGGCGCAGCTCATAGCCTGCAAAAAGGCCGTTGAGCTGGCGCGAGGATAAATCATGGCCGATACCGCCAGTGCCGTGAATCTGCCGTTCACCGAGGCGGTGGATTACTTCCGGCAGAAAACCGAAATGCCCTCCGCGCACTGGACCACGGTGATGGATGACGCGCATACGCGCAGCTTCGCGGTGGCGGGTGCGACGAAAGAGGCGCTGATCAAAGATTTCCGGGGTGCGGTGGACAAGGCGATCTCGCAGGGCACCAGCTTTGGCGAATTCCGCAAGGACTTCGACGCGATCGTGAAAAAACACGGCTGGAGCCACACCGGCAAAGCCGAATGGCGCGCGAAGATTATATACAACACCAACCTGGCCACCGCTTTTGCCGCCGGCCGCTACGCGCAGATGACCGACCCGGATGTGCTGGCGGCCTACCCTTACTGGGAATATGTGCATGTGAACTGCCCGAACCCCAGGCTGCAGCATGTGGCGTGGAGCGGCATGGTGCTGCGGGCCGATGACCCGTTCTGGGCCACCTGCTACCCGCCGAACGGCTGGGGCTGCCATTGCATTGTGATTTCCACCAACGAGCGTCTGATCGCGCGGCAAGGCAAACGGCTTTGCGACAGCCCGCAGCTGCAATGGCAGGAATACAAGGACCGCACGACCGGTGTGGTGACGAAATACCCGGCCGGCGTTGACCCCGGCTTTGTTGGCAACCCAGGGCGGGCCTGGGCGAAAGCGCCGGTGAGCGCACCGAGGGTCAAGCCGATCGGCGCGGCGCCGCCGGTGCTGGCGCAGCCAGGTGCGACGGCCGTGCCGCCGGCGGCGTTGCAGAAATTCATGAGCGCACCCAGCGGCGCGGTGCAGGTGGGGACGTTGAACGACCAGGCCATGAAGCTGCTGGGGGCCAAAACCAAGATTGCGCTGCTGTCAAAAGACACGCTGGTGAAACAGAACAAGCGGCACCCGGAATTAACGGTTAAGAATTACGAGGGTCTTGACCAGCTGATAAAACACCCGTTCGCGATCTATGATGAGGGTGAGCGCCACATCAGGCTGGTCGGCCTGGCGGGACATATCGTTGCCTCGGTGATTTTGAAGAATGTTGATGGCGATGAGCTGTTTGTAAAAACGTTTCATGCGGCGCGGCTGCGGACGTTGAAAAAATATCAGAAGCGCCAGGCCCTGGCGGGCGGCGTGGCGGCTTTGATCAAAAGGCTGGGGAAATGAGTGCGGTGATGGGGCCAGCAAGAAACCCCATAATCGGCACGTATTGCTACGGCCCGCGGTGTGCTGAATATCGCCGTTCTCACACCGCACCCGGAAGCTTTATAGAATGACCGGCGCTGCCTGGGAAGTCACGTTCGACGACGCGGCGATACTTGGCGCGTTGGACCGGCTGGAGCTGGGGCTGGGCGAGGATGGGCCGCTGCTGCGGCAGATCGGCGAATATGGCGTGGCCAGCACGCAAAGGCGCTTCCAAAGCGAAACCGCGCCTGATGGCATCCCGTGGGCGGCGTTAAACCCGGCCTATGCGAGCCTTAAGGGCGGTGGCTATAATATCCTCACACTCTCTGGCACGCTGCAGCGAAGCATGAATTTTCGCACCGGTGCTTCCGTGGTGCGCTGGGGCAGCCCGATGATCTATGCCGCCGTGCACCAGTTCGGCGCCACCATCGTGCCGAAGAATGCGCGGGCGCTGTACTTCAAACTGGGGCTGGGCGGGGTGAGGGAGATGGTGGTGCAATCCGTCACCGTACCGGCGCGGCCGTATCTTGGCATCAGCGCCGAGGATGCCGAGGAGATCATCGCGCTGACCACCGATTTCATGGCGCGGCTGATCACCGGATAATTGCCACTTGCAGTTTTGAACTCCCGGCTTCGCGCGGTTGTCGCGCGGAACCATGCCTTCAAAAGCAAAGTGAGATATAAAATGCCGAAAATTACGAATGACGAGACCCAGGTTGACCAGACGACTGTGGCGCAGGCCAGCGCCAAGCTTAAGATGCTGGTTGATTTGTTTGGCGCTTCCGGCCGGGGCGAATTTCTTGAGCTGACGGAAGCCGGGATTTTTGGGTTGACGCTGGTGCTGAATGAATGCGCCGAGGTGTTCGACGCGATCGACGATGCCGTGGGCGCGCAAAACATCGCCCGCGCCGCCGTTGAGAGGAGGGTGAATTAATGCATCTTGCCTACCGAAAGACTTCGGCTTTTCGCGATGGGGTGAAAATCCCCATCGCGAAAGCGCAGGAGATAGCGCGCCGCCTTAAGGCCGTTCGGGTGGCGCGGCGGATTAGCCAAATCGATCTAGCGCGGTGGGCGGAATGTTCGCAGCCTTCGGTGGTGAAATGGGAGCGCGGCCGTACACTGCCCAACGAGAATGCTTTGCGTCGAATCGCCTACGCTTTGGGTGTACCGGTTGAATATTTGCTGGGGATGAATGGGTTTGATGTTGATCTTGACGCGCTTACGCCTTGCGCCGGCTATCCGGGTATATTCCTGTCCGTCGAAGAAGCTGCGCTTCGCCATGCACAACATAAAGTAAATGATACCCGACAAACAGATGTAAAATTGACGCACCCATTGGGCGGGCGAGTGCCGGATGCGGCCCAGATTGCTTTGGCTGAAAAGCGAAGGTTGGCTAAGATGACGCCAGAGGAGAGGGCCGAGGCACAATTTTTCCAAAACCTCGCCGCCGGCCGCAAATTATTTTACGGCGATCTGTGACCCATTTCATCAGCCCCTAAATCAAAAACTGACAAGCCTTAAGGCATATTATAACCCAAGTTCGCTATAACTGCCCAGCTTAGGCATGTATGCCCTGTACGGCCTTCCTAGGTCGTTTTTTACGTGGGTGCGGTTTAAGGCTTCCTGGCGCGCCCTGGCGGGGCTATCGTGGGCGCACCCCACCGCCATTCACGCCGCAACCATGCCGTGCCGCTAAACTAGTTTAGCGTGCGGGTGGTTGTGCTGCCCGGCATTGTCCTGGCCATGGACGTTTCCTCCCATACCCTGATGTTGCCGGCCGGCGGTGATGTACCCGAATGGGTGCATTTAATGCCGGCCGGTACTTTTAAGGGCGTGGACGGGCGCGGGCCGTACAAGCTGGTGAACCCGGCGAAAGTGATCGAGGCATCGATGGCGGCGGGCAAGCTGCCGTTGGATGAAAACCATTCCACCCAGCTGGCCGCAACGGTTGGCGGGGCATCGCCGGCGCGCGGCTGGATTGTGGGCATGCAAGCCCGCGATGACGGCATCTGGGGGCGGGTTGAGTGGAACGCCGCCGGCCAGGCTTTGATGACCGATAAATCCTACAAGGGCATCAGCCCGGTTTTTACGCACACGAAAGACGGCACCGTTGTGCTGATAAAAAGCGCCGCACTCACCAACAATCCAAACCTGACCCAGCTGCAGACGATGCACTCGGCCAAACCTGAGGGACATATGGACAAATTAGCGATTTGCACGGCGCTCGGCATTGCCGGGACCGTGGAAGACGAAGCCGTGCTGACCGCGCTGCAAACGGCGGTGGCGGACAGTGCCCGGCTGAAAGCCGAGCTGGAGCAGCTGAGGAAGGTGACCGTGCCGGCCGAGACCGTTGTGGCGCTGCAGACGCGGATCGACACGATGGAGGCTCAGACCAAGACCGAGAAGGCCACCGCCTTCATCGACGCCGCGATCAAGGCCGGCAAGCCTTTGGTATCATCGCGCGCGCAGTTCATCGCGATGCATGTGGCGGATGCCGCCGGCACCGAGACGATTGTGAACGGGCTGCCGAGCATCCACGCCGCCCGCGGCACCCGCACCACCCGCCATGAGTCCGAGCCGGAAACGGACACGGAGATGATGAGCGCGGCCGACGAGGCGATCATCAAGAAGATGGGGATCACGAAAGAGCAATATATGGCGGCCAAGAAAAAGGCTGCCACCACTGAAGGGAGTGCCGCGTAATGGCGTTGACCGGGAATAGTACCATCGCGCGGCGCGGCAACCCGCGCGGCTACGCCTTCGCCTACGGCATCATGGCGGCCGAGGTCATCTATACCGGGTCGCTGATACTGGTGAATGCGGCCGGCAATGTGGGGCGCATCCAGACCATCGGCTCGGCCGGCAAGTTCGTCGGCATGGCGCAGGGCGGTTACAATAATGCTGGCGGTGCTGCGATGAGTGCGGCGCCTGGTCTTATCACCGCCTTCACCGATGAGGTGATGGTGAATGTCACCGGCGCCACCACCGCCAACATCAATTCGCCCGTGTATGCGTCCGATGACGGGACCTTCACGATGACCCAGCCAGGCTCAGGCTTCACCGGCATTGTCGGCTATCTGATCGGGATCGATCAGCAGTCCGGCCTGCCTTGCGTTCAACTTTCGGGGCATTAATCGATGGATATTTCCTTTCCAAATCTGCAGACCCTCAATAACTCGGTCAATGCGCGGTTCAATGAACAGCTCTACACCGCGCCCAGCATCTACAAGCTGTTTTCGCTGGAGGTTGAATCAACCGGCGATTCCGAGGTTTACCCACGCCTTGATATGCTCGGCGGTTTACGCCGGTGGCTCGGCGAGCGTGTGGTCAATTCGCTCAGCCTTGAGACCTTCTCGATCACCAACGAAACGTTTGAAGAAACGATCGGTGTGCGGCGCGAGCAAATCGAGGATGATAAATATACGTTGCTCGGCCCGGCCGCCGGCCAGTTGGGGCAGGACGCCGCGGTGCTCCCGGACAAGTTGATCGCCACGCTGCTGAAAAATGGCAATGCGCAGTTAGCGGTGGATGGGCAGAATTTTTTCTCCACCACACATATGGCGTTTCCAAACACCGTTTCGACGACGACGATTTCAAATTATCAGGCAGGCAGCGGCAACCCGAGCTGGTACCTGATCGATAACAGCCATGTTTTGAAGCCCTTTATTTTTCAAACGCGCCGGCCGTTTGCGATTATTCCGCGATTCTCGCTGACCGACCCCAACGTGTTCGACAAGAATGAATTCCAGTGGGGCACCGATGGGCGGTGCGCTGCCGGTTACGGGCTCTACCAGCTGATCTACCGCTCAGATGCGGTGCTGAACCAGGCAAACCTGCTGGCGGCGCGTGCCGCCATGGCCGCCTGGAAGCGCCCGGATGGCAGCCCGATGGGCATTACGCCAACGCACCTGGTGGTGCCGTCCAGCCTGTACCCGACCGCGCGGGCCTACTGTGAGCGCGATTACGACCCGCTGCTGACCTCCAACCTGACGCCGAACTCATTCCAGGGTCTGGCGAAGGCAGTGGAGAACCGCTGGATCGTCTAACCCGACGACGGCTGCCTGACTGAACGCATGCGCGGCCGGAAAGCCGGCCGCGCATGAAACCTAAAACCTTATGGGATGATTATGAAACCAGAGATCGTTGTTGCCTCCGCGTCTCCGCACCGGTTTGCAGGCAAGGAATTCATCACCGGCTCGAAGGCATTTCCGCTCGATCATTTCGACCGTGAGCATTTTGAGCAGATGCTGAATGATAAGCTGCTAACGGTGGTGGTGGGAACGCCGCTGACATTGGATAATTTGGATGAGTTTCTGGCGGCGCGCGATGAGCAGCTAAAGACCGATGAGCCGGCTGCGCCCGAGAAAAAACCGGCGAAGGGCGCGAAAGCTTAAGCCATGTCCTACGCCAGCGTGGATGACATGGTGCTGCAGTTCGGCGAGGCGGAAATGATTGCCGCTTCCACCCCGGACAATACGCCGGCGACGGTGATTGTGGCGCCCTTCATCCAGGCGGCCTTGGATACCGCGACCGCGATGATCGACAGCTATTTGCGCAAACGCTACCGGGTGCCGCTTGATGTGGCCCCGCCCGAGGTGAACACCGCCTGCATGATGCTGGCGCGCTACCAGATGGGCCTGGGCGGCCAGCGCCAGCCGGCCGAGCAGACTGTTAAGGAGCGGGACAATACCATCCGCTGGCTGCGCGATATCGCCGATGGCCGGGTGGTGCTGGGGCTGGAAGAAGCCGCGCCTGGCGATGAGAGTTTTGCCACCACGCAAAGCCGCACGCCGATGTTTGGCGATGGCAATGAGGCGACCGGTTATGGCGGCCTGTCCGGCGGCGGCTGCTACGATAGCTGGGCCGGCGGCAATGGCGGCGGCGGTGGCTGGCCGTGAGCCAGGCCGTGCAAACCGTGGCGCCGCTGTTTCCCGGCCCGCTGGCCAACATTGCCAATGCCATCCAGGCGCAGTTGCAGCTGGGCTTTCCGCCTTCGCTGTTCCAGTTCAAATTTCTGCCGGGCAAGCTGGACAAGGCGGCCTGGAGCAAGCTGACGCAGTTCAACCAGCCGTTCATCGGGCTTGGGTTTGGCGGCATAACGACCGTGGCCAACGGCCGCGCGCCGCTGATCGGGCAGTCAAAATGGACTTTGGTGGTGGCGGTGCGGCGGAGCAATATTTCCCCCGGCGTGTTGTTTTACGGCGACGCGCAAGGGCCGGGCGTGACGCTGCTGGCGACCACCGCGATGAGCCTGCTGCACGGTTTTAACTGCGATACCGGCACGGCTTTGGTTGAGAGCTGCAGCAACATCGCCCCGGATGAGTTCGGCGAAGACAGCGCGCTGATCGCGATTAATTTTTCCGTGCCGCTGACGCTGGATTTACCGGAGACGATCACGCCGCCGGCGCTGAATTTGTTTGAGGAAAATTCCGAGACCTGGAACTGGCCGGCTGGCGCCGGTTCCACTGATTTCACCACATCCGATTGGATCAATCCGAATGTTTAACGAGAAGATTTTCGTCACCGTTGGGCCTGGCCGCGCAGTTCCGCTGCCGATTCCGGGCGGCGGGTCTGTCCCCGGACTGGGCGGCTATGTGTCGCGCACGCTGGAGGTGGAGCGGCTGATCGAGATTGGCGATTTGGTGGTGGGCGAGCCGCCGGCGCCGGTTGCTGATGCGCCGGTTGCTGATGCGCCGGTTGCTGAAGCGCCGGCGGCCGGCGATGCGGCCGAGGCGAAGACACCCAGAACGGCGAAGGGAACTTAAGCGATGTCTCAGGCACTTTCAGGCACCAGCGCACTCACACCATCGGCGCCCAGCTTTGTTGAAATTCCCGTCACCTGGCGGGTGCCCGGCGCCTATATGGAGGTCAAGCCCGCGATCAACGAAAACGCGGTGCTGCCGTTCCCCGCACGCGGGCTGGTGATGGGGCAGATGTATTCCACCGGCACGGCAACGCCTGGTGCCGTGTACCAGATCAACTCAAAGGCCCAGGCCAAGGGGTTGTTCGGCGCCGGATCGATGGCGGCGGATATGTGCGATGCCTGGATTAACGCCAACCCCTACACGCCGATGGATGCGATCGGGATCTCGGATGCGGCAGGCGCCGCGGCCGCCGCGGGTGCGGTGGTGATTTCCGGCACCGCGACGGCCGCCGGCACGCTGGTTGTGTATTTCGGCAGCGTGCGGGTGCCGGTTGCGGTTAATTTGGGTGACACCGCGGCCACCGTGGCGGCGAATTTATATGCGGCCTTGCAGTTGCAGGCGCAGCCTGGCTTCAAACAAATTCCGCTGTTGGTGCCGGCCTACACTGGCGGGGCGGCAACCGTGAGCCTGACGGCCGGGAACAAGGGCACGCTAGGCAACCAGGTGGATATTCGCCTGAATGCCAGCGCCGGCGAGATGACGCCGCCCGGCATTACGGTGGCGATTACCGCAATGGCTGGCGGGGCGACCGACCCGGCCGCGAGCATTGCCACCGCGCTCTCCAACCTGGTTTCCACCTGGTACACGGATGTGGCCTTCCCGTGGACAGATTCGACCAATATTGCCGCGTTCAACGCCTGGGCAACATCCCGCTACATGGGGATGAGCAAATTGGACGTGCAGGGTTATGTGAGCATTTCCGCGACTTACGGCACCGCTTTGGCGTTCCTGCCGAACTGCAAATATATCAGCGTTCTGCCGGTGCAGAACCCGCTGGTGCCAAGCTGGAAAACCGCCGCCGCGTTTGCCGGTGCCTGCTGCTACCAGACCGCTCAACAGCCGGCGTTGCAGCTGAAGACGGTGCAGCTGCCGGGGATTACCGCCCCCGCGCAGGGCGACCAGTTTACGTCGCTGCAGCGCGAGCAGCTGCTGGTGGCCGGGCATTCCACCTATTACGCCGACAGTGCCGGCAATATGTATCTGGAACGGACGACTTGCAGCTACCGGTATGACCCCGGCAACGTGCCGAACAATGCCTGGTTTGATTTGCAGGCGGTGAAGGTGCCGACGCGGGTGCGCTATGACTGGGACAATTACGTGGGGCTGTTATACCCGCGCAATAATTTGGCGGTGGATGGCTCGATCGCGGCGAATTACGCCTCGAACGTGGTGACACCAAGTATGCTCAAGGCCAGCTGGTCCGCGCGGAGCAAGGTGTATGAGCAGAATGGCTGGATTCAGAATTCAGCCGTGACGGCGGCCAACTCCACCTTCGTAATCGATGCGAATGACGGCAACCGGGTGAATTCGCGCAACCAGATACAGATCATGGGCAATTTGACCGTGCTGGCTGGCAGCCTTGAATTTATCTCGAACGGTTAAGGAGCAAAATAATGGCAGCAGGTTCAAACGCGATATCGCTCGGGATTATCGATTTGATCTGGGGTGGTGTGAAACTTTCGGTGGCTACGGGTGCGACCTTCAGCCCCGGCGGCATTGTCGGCAAACCGGTCGTTGCCGGGCGGCAGGTGACCGAAGCTGGTGAGTTCATGCCGTTTAAGCTGAGCGCCAGCTTTCCGCTTACGGCGGGCATGAGCCTAGCCGCATTGAAGGCGCTTAACGGTTCCGAAATGCAGATTAAATGCGATACCGGCCAGACCTTCACCAGCCCCTCAGCATTTTTGGAGGGCGATATTTCCGCCAAGGGCGGTGCTGGCAATAACGTCTCGGCCAAATGGGCGGGCCAGGAAGCGGTTGAGCTGATCTCATGAGCATTCGCAGCGTGGAAGTGATCCACGACGAACAAGATAAACCCCCCGCACAGCTACCGCAGGAAGATGCGGGGAGCGAGAAATCCGTCTCGCTCCCCGCCGATTTTCCCGCCAATGCGGTGCCGCAGGGCGATGGCAGTTTTGTGCTGACATTGGAATTTCCATTCGCGCTGAAATGGAAAGACAGCACAGGCAAAATTACCGATGAGCCTTACACTGAGCTGCATCTGCACCGGTTGAACGGCAAGCATATGCGGGAAATCCGCAATGCATCGGTGGATGATTCCGCGGCACAGATGCTGGCATGTTCCACCGGCCTGACGATTGCCCGCGCGCGCCTGGTGCATGACGCAATGGATGCGCAGGACATTGCAACCGCCCTGAAGGTGGTGCGTTTTTTTATAGCGCCTGGCCAGCCGACTGGCCGCTGATCCTGGCGTTGCTCGCCAGGATTTATCACTGGCCGCCGGGCGAGATCGAGGCGATGGATTTGGACCAGGTGAGCTTCTGGCTGGCGGCCAATGCCGCCCTGAATGAGCGTTTGAAGGGGGCTTAAGATGGATGATCTGGTCGCCGAACTCACCCTGAAACTACGCAACGAAATGAGCGCCGGGCTGGATGAAATCCGGCAGGAATTTGGCGCGCTGGATGGCACGCTGGGCGAGATGAATAAGCTGCTCGGCACCTTGAACGAAAACCTGTCGAAATTGGTTGTGCCCGCTGATCTGGCGAGCGGCTTCGTCGGCGTTGATACAGAGGTGCAAACTGTCATCACCTCCATTGATGGTATTGGCGTGGCGATCGATGGCGATATAACCAAGGTGGGTGAGCTGAGGACGGCGATTGCAGATATTCAGGTGCCTTCAATCGCTGGCGCGGCTGCCGGTTCCGGCCAGGCATCGCAATCATCCGAGCAGGCTTATATGGATACGCAGGGTGGCGGCAAGCGTGTCGAGCCCGAGCATAATCCGGTTGGTGAATTCATCATCGCCTCGATCGGCGCGATGGCTGGTTGGAGCGGCGAACAGTCCTATGCAAAATTTCAGGAAACTGCTTTGGCCGGCGCGCGGATGGAAGGGCTAGAGGACAGCGCGGCGCTGGCTGAGGCCAAGAATATTATGCACGAAAGCTATAATCAGGCTTATCTCAGCCGCGGCAATGTCGATGACATCGAGAATGCCTATGTCGGTCTAATCCAGCAGCGTTTGCCGAAGCAAATTGTTGATCAGATGATGGGGCCGCTATCAGAGGCGTCGACGGCCTACAACACCCCAATTGACCAGCTTACGCAGCCTTTGTTCAACCTATATGAGCAATTCAAAATCCCAGGCGAGGAACTGAACCGTGGCATCGCGATGCTAGGTGCTGCAACGCATATGGGGCATTTTTATTTTCAGGATTTTGTCCCTGGTTTACCAGCTATCGCTTCGCAGTTCGAGCTGATGCACGATACCGGATTTAAAGGCGAGGCCACTGCTGCGGCAGCACTCGAAGCTGCGCGGCGCGGCGAGCCTGATTCGGCCCAGACGGTGACGGACATGAATGAGCTTCTCAGCTATATGACCTCACCGACAGCGTCCCGATTTTTTGACCGCACGCAGCGTTCGAAGGATTTGCTCGGTGCGAACATCATGGATATTTTCGATAAATATCACATCAAACCTTTGGATATTCCCGCATACTTTAATGAGGAGCGCGACAAGGGAGTCGACCCACTGACGGCGATGGTCGATTATATGCATCAGCTCGGCGCCCAAGGCATGTCGCCGACCGATGAGATGGAAGTTTTCAAATCACTTTTTCATAATTTAAGCGCGGCGAGAGCGATGCTCGCGCTTGAGCAAAACTACGATGATCAAAAAGACATACACGGGAATGTTATGCCTGGCTTTAAAACGATGTCGTCGTCGTTGCTTAAGGTTCAGCCGAGCTTTCTTGATGAGAATTTTCAAACTGCGATCCAAGGTGACTCGGGTGGCATGCAAAACATCGATACGTTTGTGACGTATCTAGACCGGCTTTACGGGCAAAATACATTTGGTTTGTTGGCCGGCAATAATGCCCCGTCTCAGGCGAATTTGAATGCAATGTCACCGGGGTCGAACGCCTTCAACATCCCGATCACTCTGAATGTGAATGTCGATAAATCCGGCAATGTAACGGCCGCTGGCGGCGTCACCGGTGCGCCAAGCAGTATGGGCGCGCCTGCCTCGCCCGGCGTGAACGTGAAAATCAATCAGGGCAATGTGCTCGGCGCGCCCTGATGGATATTCAAAGCCTCTATTCCACCCTGCTGACAGCCACCTTTGGCGGGGTGCCGTTTTATGTGGTGGATACCTCGCAGGAAGTGGGCCGGCGGGTGCAGCGGTTTTTGTATCCCGGGCTGGATGACGCGTCCTTCCAGGATTTAGGCGCCGATGACGGGCCGATCGCGCTGCGCGGCCTGCTGGTGGGCGATGATTATATTGCCCAGACGCGGGTTTTGCGCGGCGTGTTCCGCTCGGCCGGGCCTTATACGCTGGTGCACCCGTGGCTGGGGAGTTTTCAGGTGGTGCTGGCGCCTGGCCAGCGCCCGCGCATCACCCTGGCGGCCAACGAGCTGCGGGTGGCGCGGTTCGAGGTGCAGGTGCTGCCCTACGTGGCCAGCCAACAGCCGGGGCTGGATACGCTCAGCCAGTTGGAAACGAGCCTCGATGCGGTGACGGCGGATGCGCAAAACTGGCTGGCCAATGCAATGAGCCCGCTGGTGAACGCGCTGGGCGCGTTCGGCTATGTGCAGAATTACCTGCAAACCGCCGCCACGGTGTTCAGCGCCGCCATTGCCGCCGTGCCCGGCAGTGCGACCGAAATTGCCGCCGCGGCGTCCGCCAGCCTCGCCTTGCTTGCCGCCCCCACCACCGCGCCGAGTGCCGGCTGGGCGGTGATGACGGCGGCACAGCTGGTGGCCGTGCCGGTGGCGATGGCGGGGGCCTGCACGCCAGCCCTGCCTGCCGCCGTGGCGGCCGGGGGCATCACCACGCCGGCAACGCCAGCGGACCCCGCCGATACCGTGGCGGCACTGCTGGCGGCGATACCGGGCATTGCCGCCAGCACCAGCAGTGCAGCGCCGGCGCCGGCGATCGCGGCGGGGATGCAGGCGGTGATTATCGCCCAGGCGGTGGCGGCGGCGGCGAATATTATTTACGACAGCCAGCAGGCGGCCGAGGCGCAAGCCGCGATATTATACGCCGCGATCGACGCGGCGGTGGCGGCGGCCGCCACGGCGGCACAAACCGACCCCGCGAACGCCGCCCCCGTATGGCGGGATTTGGTCGGGCTTAAGGCGGCGTTAGCAGCGGATTTGAACGCGCTGATCGGCCGGCTGCCGGCGGTGGTGACCATCCATATCGCTACCGCAAGCAATGCCTGGCTGCTGGCGCAATATATCAGCGGCGACAACCCGGCCGATGTGTATGCCACCTACCAGGATTTGATTGCCCGGAACGATATTTTCCACCCGGCTTTGGTGCCGCCAGGTGCGATAGAGGTTTTGAATAATTGAGCACATCATCGGTGCATGTGGTGCATAAGCCGGGGCTGAAATGGCCGTGGCAGGTGCGCATTATCAACCGCGCCGGCAAGTCCGTGATGCTGTGGGCAACCAAAACCGAAGACGCGGCCCGCCAGAAAGCCGAGCAGGTGAAAAATTCGGTGGCACGGTGAGCGGCCAGCTGCCCGCCGCCACGGCGACCAGGCGCGTGAGCATGAGCGTGAACGGGCACATGCTCTCCCGCTTTGTCTCGGTGAACGTCTCGCGCAATTTACGCGATATAGCCGGCAGTTTTTCAGTCACCTACCGGGATGCCGGGCGGGAGGCCGCCGCGATCTCACCCGATATCGACAGCATGCCCGCCTTCCCGCAGGTGCTGGCCGGGCAGAAATGCACGCTCGCCATCGATGGCACGGTGGTGCTGACCGGCTTTATCGATGAGGTGGATGCGACCTGGGAGGCTGATGCGCTGACCTGCAGCATCACCGGCCGGGACGTGACCGGGGATTTGGTGGATTGCGCGGCGGCGCCGAACGGGCCGGTGGAGTTTCGGAATCAATCACCGTTGCAGATCGCGCAGATGATCACCAAGCCGTTCGGCATCGGCGCGCGCACGGATGTGGATGTGGGCGGCACGTTTCCGCTGTTCGGCATCGAGGTGGATGAGCTGGCGCTAAGTGCCATTGAGAAAGCCGCCAGGCAATCAGCGTTGCTGGTGGTGAGCGATGGGGTGGGGAATTTGCTGCTGACGCGGGGCGGCGTGACGCGCGGACCGGCGAGCCTGACCAGGCCGGGCAACATTCAGGGCGGCGGGATTAAAAGCTCCTGGGCGCAGAGATTTTCGGATTACTATGTCAAAGGCCAGACCTCCAAAACCGTGACGCGCAGCAGCCAGCAGCCAGCCTTTGTGCCGGCGACGGACCCGCGATCAGGTTTGAGCTTTCCGATCGACACCACCACCGCCGACACCACCACCGAGAGCGTTTCCACGCTGATGACAGGCCATGCGATTGACCCGGAAATTACCCGCTACCGGCCGAGTGTGCGCCAGGTGAAAACACAAAGCGGTGCGGCCACCGTACAGCAACAGGCTGATTGGGGCTTGCGGGTGGCTAAGGGCATGGGCACCACGCTGAATTACCGGGTGCTGGACTGGCGGGCGGGCAGTGCCAGAGCGTTGTGGCTGCCGAACCAGATTGTGCTGGTTAACGACCCGTTCGCCGGCATCAATAAGGACA